GACCGCGCTGATCGAGGTGCTGACCTTGAGCGGTAGCGCGATCGCGACGGCGCGGATCTATCGGGGCGGCGTCTACACGGTCGACCCGACGACGATCGTCGCCAACGCGCAGAGCGCGACGACTGGCTCGGGCACCGGCGCGACGTTCGACATCACGTTCGACGATACCGGCTGGACGCAGCTCGCGCGGCAGAGCGTCGCCACGACCGCCGTCGTCGCCGTGGGCGGCACCGGCTACACGAACGGCTCGACCGACGTGCTGACCCTGGTCGGCGGCGTGCTCGCTGTCGGCGGCTCGGCTGCGACGTACACGGCCACGGTCGCGGGCGGCATCGTGACGTCGGTCGCGCTGATCGACGGCGGCGACTACGAGGTGCTGCCGACGAACGCGGTGCTGACGTCGGTCTCGCCCACCGGCGGCACGGGCTGCACGCTGAACGTGACCTGGGCCGACAAGACCGGCGACACGATGGTCGTGCTGCAGGGCGACGCCGGCTCGAGCACCGCCCCGCTGATCGGGATCAAGACGTTTCAGCTGCTCGACGAGACGAACCTGAACACGACGTACAACTGGGGTCTATTCAGCTTCACGGCCTGGTCGGCGACTGCGGCGATGCACGAGCAGGCGAACGTCTGCCGAGGCTTCAACACGATCGGCGACGGCACGCTGACGACCTCCGACCACGACGGCTCGTTCGTGCCGCTGCGCGACTTCGACGCGACCTATCCGATCTCGTGGTGGATCAGCGCGAACGGTCGACGCGTGACCCTGGTCGCGCGAACCGAGGACGCGATCAACGCGGACTATTCGCAGCTGTCGTTCGGCCTGCTGAACCCCTACGGCATCACGACCGAGATGCCGTACCCGGCCTATGTGGCTGGGAGCAGCGACCGCAAGCAGGTGTGGTTCGGCGATCAGACGTCGGCCTACGGTGGGCTGTCCGATGCGCTGATGATCAGCAACTCGACCAGCGGCCCGGCGCAGGTGTGGGCACCCGAGGGCGAGTGGCTGCCCATGAGGTGCGGAAGCCTGGCCGCCGAGGGCAGCACGAGCGCGACCTACAACGTGGGGAACACCGCGCCGCGCACGACGGTGTGGCCGCTCGGCACGCCGAACGCTGCGGCGGCGATCCTGCAACAGTGGAACATCGCGAGCTCGCTCGGCTTCGACCAGGCCGACCTCACGCTGGCGACGAGTGCGATCGAAATCTATCGCACGCCCGACACCGGCGGCGACCTGTTCCCGCTGTACCCGATCACCTACCAGCAGGCCGACTCGGCGTCGGGCTTCTTCCGCACCTTCGGCGAAGTCGACGGCGTGTTCTTCATTCACAACGGCGGCGCAGGGATCTCGTCCGAGGACAGGATCACGCAGGGCGGCGTCGCCTATACGATTTTCCAGAACGGCACGCGCACGGGGCCGTTCTCGTTCATGGCGCTGCGCGAGGACTAACCCGATGGCATACGAAACAGGAACCGCCCTCGACTTCGAGGACTTGCTGTCGAAGCTCGACACGTTCGCGACCGGCCTCACGACCGACCCGTGGGTGTCGGGCTACACGCCGAACCCCGACACGACGAACCGCTGGTTCGAGCTGCACAAGACCGGGCACTCGTTCTCGATGCGCTACCCCGCGAGCATGGCCGCCGGCGAGACCGCGTCAGTGCACCACGCGTCGGCGTACATCAACAGCTCGACCGAGCCCGGCGCGCACACGAGCGACAGCGGCAACGGCTACAACGTCGGCACCGGCGGCACGTCCGCGAACCTCGAGACCGAGCGGTGCGTGAGCGAGATCGGGAACGGACCCTTCTCGCAGTACCACTTCTTCGCGGACGACACGACGTTCGACTACGTGCACGTGGTCGTCGAGATCACCGCCGGCGTGTTCCGGCACTTCGGCTTCGGGCACCTCGACAAGTTCGGCGACAACTGGGTCGGCGGGCAGTACGTGTACGGCCACTATCACGACCAGGCCACGAACCGAACGGCGGTCTCGACCCAGCACACGACGATGCTCGATGGGCTCTACAGCGCGACGAACGGCATCCGTGGCGCGACGGTTCGGCTCACCAGCGGGCTGCCGAACCAGTCGACGTCGGTGTGGGGCGTGTGCGTTGCGACGTCGTCCCTCGGCACCGACACCGCCGCGCTCGCACGGCAGAAGATCCACGGCGGGTTCCGCGCCGGCATGGAGGCGCGCGGCTTCGGCAGCCCGGTCGGCAACTTCTCGTCGGGCGTCATCCCCATGTATTCGTTCGCCGCGTACTACAAGGACCCGAGCAACAGCCGCGTGTACCTGCTCGGCTATCAGCCCGACGTGCGCGCCGTGAGCTGTTTCAACTTCTCGCCCGGCGACGAGATCACGATCGGCGTCGATACGTGGATCATCTTCCCGATGGCGCTGCGCACCGAGGCCAACGTCGCGAACCGCACGTACTACGCCGGGCTGGCGTACCGCAAGTTCACCTGATCCGATGGCAACCTTCCCGCAGGCCCAGGACACCGAGCAAGCCCCCGCCACGTTCAACGGTGAGCTGTCGGGGTCTCCGTTCGCGCTGGGTCTGTCGGCTGACCTCCCGCAGCCGTACGTCATGGACGCGTCGACGCTCGGCGTCGACAACCTGGTGAAAGTCGACCACGTGACGCCGATCGTCCCGCTGACGTTCAAGGGCGAGTGGCTTTGGCAGAGCGTCGGCGGCAGCGAGTTCTTCGAGGACTTCCACGTGGTCCCGCGCAAGTTCGATTTCGGCAACGTGCTGTCGGCGCAGTCTGAGCCGATGGAAGTGTTCTGCGCTTTCCGCGCAGGCTCGCACGAGTGGACGAGCTTCGTGAACAACGCCGGCACCGGCGTCGAGCTTACGGGCCTGCCGACGCTGCCCGACCAGATGCTGCCGTTCGAGAGCCATGCGCTGCTGTTGAACATCTCGACGGTCGGGAACCCGTTCGTCGACACGACGCTCGACTTCGTGTTCGAGACCGGCACGGCGCTGGTGCCGATCGAGCTCGAGCGCGTGATCCTCTGGTACATCCGACCCGAGCAGGAGTACGTCGAGCTGCTAGGCTTCCTGACGGACGTCATCGAAGCGAAGAGCGGCAAGGAGAAGCGCGCCGCGCTGCGCAAGAACCCCCGGCAGACGCTGCGGCACCAGTTCCTGATCGTCGACGCCGAGCGCCCCGAGTGGGAGAACAAGCTGTTCGACTACCAGGCGCGGCAGCTCGGCCTTCCGATCTGGTTCGACAACAGCGAGCTGACCGCCGCCGCCGCCGTCGACGATCTCGTGATCACGGTCGACGACACCGCGAACCGCGACTACCGCGTCGGTGGGAATGCCGTCATCCTGCAGGAAGACGGCACGTTCGACGTGCTCGCGATCGCCTCGTTCACCGCGACGACGATCACGAGCGATTCCCCGCTGTTGAACGCGTACCCCGCCGGCACCGAGGTGTTCCCGATGGTGACGGCATACGTGCAGCCCAAGGTCACCGGCGCACGGTGGGCGAAGAACCTGAACCGGCTCGACATCGCGTTCCGCACGTCGAACAACGACAACAACCTGGGCGACCTGACCGGCTGGACGCAATACAACGGCAAGGCGGTGATCGACTCCGGCATGATCCTGCGCGGCCAAGCGCGCGAGGTGTTCGAGACGAAGCAAGTCGTGGTCGACGGCGTGGTCGGCATCCTCGAGCAGACGACGCCGTGGGACGGGCAGAAGCGCCAGCAGCAGCTGATCCTCCGGGGTCAGGGTCGCGCCGCCGTGTGGAAGCTGCGCCAGCTCGCGCACGGACTGCGCGGGAAGCAGATTTCGTTCTACCTGCCGCGCGACTCGACCGACATGGTCGTGAACTCCGACCTGTTGAACCTCGGCTCGTCGATGATCATCGACGCGATCGGGTACGCGCAGTTCCTGCGCGAGCGCCAGCCGAAGACGCACATCCGCCTGACGGAGACCGACGGCACCGAGAGGTTCCGCGAGATCACGAACAGCGTGCTGGCCGGCGACGGTTTGACCGAGACGCTGACGGTCACGCCGGTGTGGGACGCGAACGTGCCCTTCGGTGACATCGCCGAGGTGACGTTCATCGAAGAGGTGCGACTCGACACCGACACCGTGCGGCTCGAGTTCGGGCTCGACCCGTTCGTCGTGTACCTGGTGGCCCCGATCAAGACGGTGTTCGAGTGAGCTACGACAGCATCGAAACCAGCGTCGAGGACGCGAGCCCGGTCGAGCTGTACGAGTTCACGCTCGGCGCGACGAGCTACGCGTACACGTCCGCCGAGGACGACATCACGATCGCGGCTGACGTGTGGAGCGCGCGCGCGATCAAGCGTGGCAAGGTGGAGGAAGGCCCGAAGCGCCGCAGCTCGGACTTCGCCGTGACCCTGCCGACGACCGACCCGCTGGCGCAGAGCTTCCTCGGCATCATGCCCGGCGTGCGCGTGCCGATGACCGTGAAGCGATTCCACCGGGGCGACACGTCGAGCGGCGGCAACCCCGAGGTGATCACGATTTTCTCGGGCTGGGTGCTGTCGGCGAACTTCTCGAAGAACGGGAAGGAGTGCAAGCTGACGGCGCGGCACGCCCTCGCGAACCTGGGCCGCATCATCCCGTCGCGCAGCTACGCGAGCCAGTGCTCGCACATCCTGTACGACTCGACGACGTGCAAGGTCGACGACACGAACCCGGCCTACCGGGTCTCGGCTGACGCGGTGGTGAGTCAAGTCGGCAACGTGCTGACGGTGAGCTCGATCGTCTCGGGCGGCTTCGCCGATGGCGACTTCGCGTCGGGCTACGTCGAGGCGATCGGCACGAGCGACTTCCGCCTGATCGTCGGGCAGACGGGGAACGACCTCACGCTGCTGACCCCGTTCGGCACGGTGCCGTCGACGGTGAACGTGTTCCGTGGCTGCCCCCACGGGATCGAGGCGTGCCACGACGACTTCTCGAACGTGATCAACTTCGGCGGCTTCGCGTTCGTCCCGACGCGCAACCCCTACCAGTCGGGGGTCCTCTAATGGTCTGGTGGATCACGCTCCTGATCTATGCGGCGCTGTTCGTCCTGTCCGACTTGCTGTCGCCGAAGCCCGAGCTGGAGAACGCGAAGCCCGCAGGGATCGGCGACTTCCAGTTCCCGACCGCAACAGAGCAGCGGAAGGTTCCGCTGCTGTGGGGCACGGTTCGGATCTCCGGGCCGAACGTCGTGTGGTGGGGCGATCTCGAACAGGAGCCGATCACCGAGAAGGTGAAGACGGGGCTGTTCAGCAGCGAGACCGTCACGAAGGGGTTCCACTATCACATCGGAATGCAGCAGGCGCTTTGCGAGGGGCCTGTCGACGACCTGGTGCGCGTGTGGGTCGACGAAGACCTCGTGATGGACGAGAGCGCCGGCACGCCGGTGGTGCACGACGGCACGTTCCTGATCGACGAGCCGGAGCTGTTCGGCGGCGAAGACCTGGGGAACGGCGGCTTCGTCGGCACGTTCAAGTTCCACTCGGGCACGACGACGCAGGCGGTGAGCAGCTACCTGTCGGCGTTCCAGAAGTTCCCGGTCGTGACCGGCGACACGCCCGCCTATCGCGGCGTGTGCTACACGGCTCCGTCGAGCGAGCGCGTGTACGTCGGGAACAGCTCGAGCATCAAGCCGATGAAGTGGGAGGTCCGCCGGCAGCCGAACCAGCTGGCGCTCACCTCGAACAAGCATCAGGTGAACACGTGGGACGCGAACCCGGCGGCGGTGCTCTACGAGATTATGACGAACGTCGCGTGGGGCTACGGCATCAGCTCGAGCCTGATCGACGCCGCCGACTTCCGCACCGCCGGCGACACGCTGTTCGACGAGGGGAACGGGTTCTCGATGATCGTCGACCGCGACGAGGACATCGGCGACCTGATCCAGCGCATCGAAGCGCAGATCGACGGCGTGACGTTTCAGGATCCCGCGTCGGGCCTGTGGAAGCTGAAGCTCGCGCGCGACGACTACGACATCGACACGGTGTTCGCCCTGACGGTCGACAACGTGAAGGAGGTCGTGAGCTACACGCAAACCACGTGGGAGGACACGAAGAACCAGGTGTCGGTCCCGTTCAATCAACGGAACGACGAATACAAGGGCACGTACGGGTTCGCGCAGGACATGGCGAACGTGCTGATCGTCGGCAAGCGCACGCCGACGCAGATCGCGCACCCCGGCGTGAAGGACGCGACGCTGGCGAACGTGC